AGATAAATTAAATTTAATATCAGATGCTTCTAATCCAAGTCTAATTGCAAAAGGTACATCTGGTGTTTCAGAAGGTTATATACAGCTTAACTGTGCAGAAAACTCTCATGGTATAAAACTTAAATCACCACCTCATAGTGCAGGTCAAAGTTACACTTTAACTTTTCCACAATCTATAACTAACAATACATTCTTAAAAACAGATGGCTCTGGTAATCTTAGCTTTGCAGCAGCAGGTGGAACAATGACACCAATGTTTTATGCAAATCAACAATCAGGAACAACACAAAGTATAAGTGCAAATACATTTACAAAACTTAATATGGGAACTGAAGATTTTGATACAGCAAGTAATTATGACACTTCTAATTCAAGATTTACACCGCAAACTTCTGGAAAGTATTGGGTATTTGGAGCAGTAATGTTTGCAACAGGCACAGACATAAGTCAAGTTGAATGTGCAATTTATAAAAATGGTAGCTTGATTGCACTAAATATTAGTCCAAATGACAGTTATAATAATTCTTATGTAACAACAATTTTAAGTCTTAATGGAAGTTCAGATTATATTGAGTTGTTTGCTAAACACAATGCTTCAGGAACATCTCAAACTACAGCAGCTTACAATGATGGAAGATATGTAAAATTTGGAGCATATAAAATTATAGAATAGGATAAATTATGTTAAGTAAAAT